TGAGCAGATCGTCCCAACCGGTAAACTCGTAAAACTGGTGCAGCCACGTTTCTACTGCATCGTCTGCCACATCACTGCCGAGCAGCAGCTCAAGCAGCTTGTCGCTGTTGCGGTCCGGCAGGCCGACCGGCACTCCCAGTACGACACTCACGCCGCCCAGATTGGCTGCAAATTCCGCCGCGTGGGTCGGGTTCGCAAGGATTGCCTCCATGCGGTGGATGCCTTTTCGATAGTTTGTTTTGAGTGCGCTCATATAGGACATAAAGTCCGACTGATTTACGCCAAGCATTATCTCTCGCCTCCATATTCAATCGCTACATAGTTGATTTTGATGCTGTCTGCCGTGGTGGTCGTGCCGCTGACCAATGTAGTCGCGTTATGCGCCGGACTGGTACCAGTCGCCGCACCGGTGTAGTAACTGCCGGTCTGCAGCGTGCGCAGACAATAGAGGAAGCCCTCTGCGGTGATGTCCTTGACCAGCACAACGCCATCGAAGTCCTCGGCCTGACAAACCACATTGGGAACGCCCTCAAAGGCCTCGCGGAAATGGTAGGTGTTCCAGCCAGCGCCGCTGTTGGTAATCGTGCCGACCTCCATCTCGGTGTCCTGCAGTTCACCGGTACCGCTGTCACTCTCGCCGCCGATCACGCCGCCGAGCTGGTCAGCGGTCAGACGGCCGTCCTTGTCCAGCACCGCCGGACCGTTCGGCTGACCGAGCAGGGTCAGTGCGATAGCACCAATCTGCGCCGGCGTGACCTTGTGCGGGTTGCCAGTGTCCTTGGCGTGCGTCGCAAGCGCATCAAGGACCGCCTTAAACAGTGCAGCGTGCGCCGATGTACTCTTGTTATGCTCATCTACGGCGCCCTTGCCCTCGTAATTCATTTCAGGCAGCTGGTTGGAGGGCACTTTGCCATTCCCGTCCAGACCGGCCACACCATCGGCCTTGCCCTTGGTATCAGCTGATACGGCGCCGAGATCCTTTGCGGTCAGACTGCCGTCCTTGACGGTCTGCTTGACCTTCTCGGCCAGTTCAGCGGTTTTGACACGCTCGCCCACCGCGTCAGCGTTCTTTTTCAGCTCAGTGTCGATCGCGGTAAAGTTCTGGTTGAGCACTTCAACATCGCCAAACTCCTCGTAGCCGGGCGTATTCAGATGATAGTTAGGTGTTTGCTCCATCCGGCAGCACCTCCTCCTTAATTTCTCGCCAGGTGAGCTTTTTCAGCTCGCCCCATGTCAATTCCTTGATCTGCTCCCAAGTGTTGTACAGCAGCGATGTTGTGCAGACCATATTCGCAGGCACAATGTCCGCGAGCAGTTCCTCGACCGCCTGCTGATTGCGTTTTGCGGTCAGCGCCACCTTAACGGTTAGCGTGTATTTGCCGCCATCCAGCTCGAGCTTATAGCCGTCATCGCCACACAGCGTTGCGAGCTGCTGCCGCAGGCGGCGCACCGAGAACGGCAGCTGAGCATTGATTTTCGCCAGCACCCGAAACCGGCGCTCGTCCAGTGTGTCTGTATCCATCGGCGTAATCTTGAAGATTTTCTCATACCGTGCAATCGCCGTTTCACCGGCGGTACTGATAAACTGCGCATCGAGCACCGCGTCAGCGGCATCGCGCAGGCGGTCAATCTCCGGCTGCTCGGTGTCGCACAAAAGCGGAAACTCGTAGGTTTTCAGCAGGATCGGCGGCAGGTAGTCTTGCAGCTTCTTTCTCACGGCGCACCGCCAATCTCGGCCAGCCGTGGAATTTCGTCCGCAGCCAGCTCAATGTTCCTGGTATCGCCGTTGACGGTCGTGCCGTCCACATCGACAACGCAATCCGCGGTCAGCAGGTGTGTTTCGATCTGCGAGATACGAACCACTGTTGTTTCGCTGTCCGCCCATGTCTTGCGCAGCTCATCAAGATACGCGTTGGCGGCGCTCACGAGCTGCGACTTGCCGTTGCCCCAGCTCCATCCGGTAGCAAAGGTAATATTCGCGGTGATAGCAATGTCGGCATACCTCGCACCGGTGACAGTTACGGTGTGTCCGATCGGAGCCAGACCCATGCCTTCACCGTGGTTCTGCTCAGGGTCGATGGCGGTCTGTACCTTGCTGATAAGCTCCGTGCTCGGCGCGGTATAGTCGGATGCGATAATAGTCAGCTTGACCGTACCGCCGCCGTTCCAGACTGGATAAACCTTAACACCGCCAACACCTGTAATCGCGTTGACCTTTTCCTTATAATCTGCAACATTGCCGCCGAACGCTTCACCGTCGATACTGGCGTAATACTTCTCACGCAGCGTGTCGGTCGTGTCGCCGTCCTCGGCCGGAATGAGCACCGCCGCAATCTGAGCGGTTTCCAAACCATTCACCGTCTGGATCGGCAGCAGCAGGCCGGTGTACTTGTTGCCGACCGTACCAAGAGTTTCAGCTTCCAACTTATAGTGACCTGCCGAGATTTTCTCAGTAACTACATAGTTGACTTCATCACAGTTGAACCGCAGACCGGCAGACAGTTCGATGTTGGACGGGGTGAAGACACCCTCGATAACGGCAGCCGTTTCACCTTGAATAGCTACGCCGCGCTCTTTGCAGCGCAGCATAAGGTACTGGAGCGACGCCGTATCAACAAATGTTTCGTCCATCACGACGTCCAGTTCCATGTACGCTTTTGCAAGCTCTGCGGCCGCCGGTGCAAGCGCATCGTAGATAATGCTGCCCTCTCGCTTGTCCACCGTATCCGGCACAGATTCCAGCATACGGTTCATAATGTAGTCAAACGTCATTTCGTCCGAGTATCGTCCGATCATGCCGCTTCACCTCCAAACTCAAATTCGCTTTCCACGTCGCCCTCGGTCGTGGTTACCGTAAATTTCACAAGCAGATTGCGCTTGCCCTTGGTGAACGAGAACTGCTCAACCGAGAGCACCCGGTCATCCGCCATGAGCGCATCCTCGATTGCCTTGGCGACCTTGGCCTGCAGGTACGGCGTCATGGTCTGACCGAGCAGGGCGTTCAGCTCAATGCCGTAATTCCAGCTGTAAATCGCGTACTGAAACCGTTCGGTCTGGAGAATTAGGAAGATCGCCTGCTTCATGGCTTCCAGTCCGTCCAGCTTGCCGCCGGAGCACGGATAGCCGTCAAACCGCAGCGCGTAGGTGCGCGTAGGCTGTGTTTCGATCTCGAAATCCTGCACGAGATCGTCATTATACTCTGTCGGCAGCATTACAGCGCCCCCTTCTTGTCTAAAATGAGATATTCCTGACCGCCCTGTTTCCTTAGCAGAATGAGCTTGTCCCCTACCTTAAATGAGGACGCGCTCACGCCGGTACGGACGGCTAGAAACTCTTTTTTGAGCGGCAGCTTCTGGTCAATCTGCACCTGAAACGGCGATAACGAAATAACCTTTCCATAGCACCAGTCAGCAGGCCGCATTGCGGTAAAGACGTTTTCTGCAATCTGCTTCATGGCATTAAACATATCAGGCACTAAACTCACCTCGAATTCCGCTCAAATACAGGTCCATCGTGTACAGGCCGTTGCTGAACGTGTGCTTGGCTTTCTCCACGCACATATAGTTCTTGATGTTAATGTCGCCCAGGCCCATGCCGACGCAGACCGAAGTACCGGCACGCGCTCTCACATCCCCGAACACCTTCTGCATGGTCAGCTCGCGGTGAATAACGTTGTAGTATTTCATCAGCGCCTTGGCCTTGGTCTGCAAATCGGCGGTGTTGAGGGCGTTGTCCAGCTTTTCATAATACTGGAGCGTGCCCCATTTGCTCTGGCTGGCCGTGTTGTTCATCACATGAACCTCGCGCACGCCGGTTTCGTCGTTGTCCCACGCCAGCTTGATACGGTTATACACGTCGCTGTCAATCGAGGACGTGTAACTGTAACCCTGGGCCGTGTCTTCGTCGATGTAGAGCGGCAGGAGCAGGCTCTCGTAGGGTTTGAGGCACAGCTTGCCGAAATCATCGTACAGGACATATACCTTGCCGGTGTTGATGATAGTCAGGTCGGACGCGTTGCCGAGCATATCAAAGAGCGTTCCCTCCTCGATACGCTGCGGGATCTTGTACTTGGTATCGGCCACGGTACCAACCTTGAGACCGTAGTCGGCGGCGAGCATTTTCAGCACGTCGGCGTAGGTCTTGTTCGTGTAGCTGATGGTGTCCTTGTTTTTGAAGTACCGCAGTTGGTCGTATGCCGTGACTTTAATCAGGCGGTTATCCGAACGCGACTTCTTAAAGACGTAGCCATAGAACACATTCGCGCCGTTAAACCGGAAGCTGACCGGATTGCCCTCATGAAAATTGAGGGTATCGTCCTTGACCACCGTAAACGTCAGCGAGGACGCCGCGCCGCTGCGGGTGGTTTCCCACACGATGTCGCCCTCGATCATCGGCTGCTGAAGCTGACCGTTTCGGTTCTGAATGATGAGCTCCGCGCCCGGCATCTGGCAGGACGGCACATCGCGCAGGATCTCCTTGCGCGTGCCTGCCGCGCCGGTGACGGACTTGACGACAACAGTCGTGATGTCCTTCTTCTTCTCTTTCTCGGTGCTCGTGCCCGAAGACGTCGAGCCGGACGAGCCGCCCGAGCCGCCGATGACGGCTTTGCCGTACTTCTTGCCCCAGCGGTTGCACTCGGCATTGCTGCTCATCAAAAGATCGAAGTGGTACACGCCGCCCTCAATTTGAATCATGCCGCCGCGGTCATTGACGGTATAGGTCACGCCGTCAAGCGCCGTTCCCGTGCCCTGCACTGTAACCTTAGTACCAAACGGTACGCTTGGCGGTGCAGCACAGGTATGCTTGGACGGGTCTAACTTGTTACCGAGTGCGTCAAGAAAACCGCCCTCCATGGCGTTATTCGCCGGATAGTACGCCGTAAATAGCGCCCTAACCGTATTTGTAACAGTGCCAGACGATTTAGAGCCGGAATACTTGGCGAGCGTGTCACCCGAGGAAACGTAGTTCAGCGGATTGACGGACGAGCCGTTCTTGTGCATACCGAAATGCAGGTGGCAGCCGGTTGAACTGCCGGTCGTGCCAACGGCGGCAATCTTCTGCCCGGCGGTGACTTTCGCGCCCTGCCTGACGTAGAGCGCCGAGGCGTGCCCGTAAAAGCTCATCAGACCGCCGCCGTGGTCGATACTGATGTAGTTGCCGTAACCGCCGTACCAGCCGGACTTCGTGACCGTGCCGGGGCCAAAGGCGAGAATAGGTGCGCCGCTTGCCGCTGCCAGGTCTACGCCATCGTGGAACTCCTTGCCGTGGAACGGACAGGTGCGGTTGCCGTAACCACTCGAAATGCGCGAGTAGGACGGACACGGCCAAACATATTTACCCATGTTCTCCCCTCCTTAACTCGGCAGCTTGAGCACGGTTCCGGGATAAATCCACCAGCCGTTACTGCTGCTCGATCTGCCGTACTTCTTGGCGGCGGCTTCAATGGCAGCCTTGTTCAGATTATAGATAGACTGCCACTTAGTACCGTTCCCCAGCTTCACCCGGGCAATATCCCACAGCGTATCACCAGACTTGATGGTGTACGTCTTGCCGGCCGGTGCGGTTGTGGTGTCGCGATTCTGCGTGACGGTCGCCTTCTTGGTGGTGGTGCTGCTCTCGCTCTTCTTGAACTCGATAGACTTGGTGTGGTACGGCGCGTATTGCAGCAATTCAATCTTTGCCATGACGTCAACGCCGTAGCTGCCCGCGTCCTCGGCAAGCTCGTAGCTTTCGAGAGATACCGTCATCGGCTGTGCGCTCATCAGCTCCTCACCGCTGTCGTCGATGCGTATAACCGAGAATTCAAACGGCTTGCAGGCATTCTTGAGCGATTCCAGCTTGCTCATGTAATACTGTGCAGGCTGATAACCGCCCGAATACCGTGCAAACGGATATTCCCGGTTCGGCAGCAGCGCCGAAAAGCTGATTTTCGACAAGCCTGCTGTCTTGATAATGTTGCGCTGACCCTCGTTGATAAGGTTGATGGTCTTGTTCTGGTTTGCTACTTTAATCGTAAGCGCTCCCGGCGTGACCGGCAGGAGCACGCCATCCATGTAAAATTCGTACATATTTAGATGTGCACTCCTTCCGCGCTGGTGACCAGGGCCTCGATGACCTTGGCTTCCAGCAGGTTTACTACGCCGTCAAGGTCCATCTCGTTGGAGATGTTATTGTGGTTGACCATTTCCACCTTAATCTCGGCGGTGGTGTACTTGTTGATGGCCTGCCGCTCGGCAATATCGCGCAGCAGCTTGATGTCGTCCGAGGAAACGCTCACATCGTCCGCGATCTGTGCAGTGTTGTCCGCGATGTTAGACAGCAGGCCCGTCGCCGGGTCGTCCGGCAGGTCAAGGCCCAGCTTTTCGGAGATGCTGTTCTGGAGGTTTGCGCCCCAGTTGTAGCCGTTGGCGTAAGCCGTCGAATACTCGATCTTCTCCTTGTGTTTGACATATTCCGTCCACCCGGACTGATCCTTGATCTTCTGAATGCGGTCCGTGTAGCTGTCGTAGAACGTGTCCAGACCGCTGGTGATGTTGATCTTCACACCCGGAATAAGGTTGATGAGCTTCTCAATCGTCCTCACCATACCGCGGATGACACCGACAACATACTGACTGAGCTGCAGAAACAAAATCTCAATCGACGCAATCGGATGCTGGAACACGTTGCCGAGGAAGTTGATAAGATCGGCAATCACGTTGTAGACCGGCAGATAGAACATATTGTAGACAAACGCGCCTGCCATCGCAAACAGGCCGCAGATCACGCCGACAGCGCTCGTCGTTTCGTTCTTCGCCCGGTTCGTGTAGTTGATGTATGCCGCGATCACGCCGATCAGAATGATGATCGAGCCGATAATCAGCACGATCGGGTTGAGCGCCATCACGGCATTGAGCATTTTCTGTGCGGCGGTCAGCGCCTTCGTAGCCGCAGCACAGATCTTCGTCCAGTTGGCGGCCACCGCAAACAGCGCAAAGGCTGCCGCAGCCGCAAGCACCAGCGGGCCGATGACCTCAATATTGTTCGCCACCCAGTTGATGGCTTCGAGCAGCGGCTGCAAGGCCATGATTGCCATGTTGCTGGCCTGCGTCCAGACGTCCGACCAGGTGAGCGGAATCTCGTTGAATTTCTGGTTGGTTTCCTCCGCCGAGGACAGCAGCGCGGACTTGACGACGCTCGCCGTCAGCTCGCCCTCCTGCGCCATGCTGCGGATCTCACCGACCGACACGCCGAGGTAATCCGCAATCGACTGAATGATGGTCGGCGCCTGCTCGAATACCGAGTTGAGTTCCTCACCACGCAGCACGCCGGAGCCCATCGCCTGCGTGATCTGGAGCATGGCGGCGGCCTGTCCCTCTGCCGAGGTGCCAGCGATCTTGAACTGCTTGTTCAGCTGCTCGACAAACGCAATCGTTTCCTGGTTGCTGCTGAATGCGTCACCGGCAAGCAGGCCCATCTTCGCGACCGCATCCGCTGTGGCGTTGTACGCGCCGCGCGAACGCATAGCCGACTGATAGATCAGCTCCTGCAGGTCGGCGGTGCTTTGCAAACCGTCGTTCATCAGATTCAGACGCGCCGTGGTCTGCGTCATTTCGTCCGACATACTCACGATACCGCTCACCAGCTTGGAGCCGAGGAACGCGGTGCCCAGCTTTTTAAGTGAGGCCGTCAGGTTTTCCGCCGGCGGCTGCGCCGAGGTCATGCTGCTCCGCAGCTCCTCGACTTCGCTCACGGTTCGGGTGAGTTCTTCACGCACACCCGTCAATTCGCTGTTAAATTGTGAATAAAGACCGGTCGGCGCCGCCTGTTCGGTCAGGCTTTGCATACGCTCAAACCGGTCGTTGACCGCACTCAGGCTGGACGCAATACGGCTGAGTACGTTGCTCATGCCGTCGCGCAGCTGGACGGTGTTGGACAGTGCCAAGTGACTTCACCTCTTTTCGGGCAAAAGAAAAGCAACCACCGTTCCGTGATTGCTTTCGCTTTGCTTATTGATTTGTTAATCCATCAGACCAAGCTGCTGCAAATCTTCTTTGCACAGCCACAGGTTACCCTCCAGCGACATCATGCGAATACCGCTGAATGTACCGGTCTGGTCTTTTGCTGTAAAATTCTCGGGATAATCCGGCACATCGTAGATACTTTCACCTGGAATACCGGTAAGGTAGCCAGTTCGCGTGAAAAATGCCGTCTTATTATAAGACGATTTTCTCACAAAGTTGAGATTTGTCGGCATACCGTAAGCATCGCCCACCCAAACCAGTATATCTACCGGTGTGGTGCATCCGGTGGGGGTAATCAAAATGCTGTAATCGCCGCTGATCGGCATATCCGTAATTGCTCCGATTGCATCTCGTTCTGCAATAGCAGCGTCCAGCTTGGTATCTCCGGTCTGTTCAGCCATCATCATCTCGCTGTACTCGACATAGGCAGTTTTGGTTTCAGGATCCCAGCCCACCGTACCGCCAAGATACTCGCACGCAGCACGCAGCGGAACCATCGTCTTGCCGTTATAAATCTGCGCTGCCACATCAATGGAATCCGTAGCATCCGTTACGACAGGATTGGTATACAGCACTTGGAAAGAGCCGATTTTAAACAGTACCTCGTAGTGTGTCTGCCCCACGATTGGAAGATGGCCGCCTCCCGCATCTGTGCAGATCGGGATAGTACGCCAGATCTGAATCTCACGGGTCTCCGGTATCCACTCGACATCTGCACCCATAGCTTCTGTCACTGCACGAAGTGGAACGAGCGTTCGTCCGTTCTGAATCATACCCTTTTCCGCTACCAATACGTTATTTACGTAAATCGTAACCGGCTTAGGATTTGCCGCAAAGGCGGTCGGCACAAAGCACAGCAGTGCCAGCAATACGGCAGTTATTCTCTTGATCTTTTTCATATTCTCACTCCTTTTGTTCAAGCATATCACAACAGGAATGATTTTACAACCGCCTACTTGTGTTTCGTCTTATTCAGCGCCTTTTCCTCTTCCTCGCCTCGCACAATGCACGAAGCTGTGATAAAGGCTCTCTCTTCCGTCGGCAGGCTCAAAAATGCGGACGGCAGGATGTGAAGCTCCTGCAGGCAGAAATGTGCGACGGAAGCCTCGTCATCCCCGTCCCGAATCAGTTTTTTGCCTGTTCCACCAGATCGAGCTTGTCACCGAAGCCGCAGATGTCGAACAGTTTTTCCGTGTAGTTCGTATACTCACCCGGCGTCAGCATGGCCGAGATCAGCTCCTCGGCGCATTTCACGCCGTAGCTGTCCTGCAGTTCTGCGTCGTTGAGGTTCGGATAAACCGTGCAGGCGGCTGCCAGCTTGGCAAGGTACAGCACGTTGTCGAATTCCTGACGGAAGCTGCCGCGCTTGCCCGGCACCTGTACGCGGTACTGGCAGTCACGGCGCAGTGTTTCGTCCTCGCGCGAGGAAATGCAGCGCACCTCCCACTCGAGCGGCTTGCCGTCCTCATCGGTGAAGCGGTCGGATACGACCAGCTTCACGTTTTCAACCTGCTTGGCGTTCTGCGCCAGAAATGCGGTAAGATTACCCATTGTACAAATTCCTCCTTATTCCATACCGGACAGTTCGGTAAACTCCTCGGGCATATCCCAGCCGTCGAACGTACCGGAAAGCTCCTCGTCAAGCAGACTGTCGCCTGCGTCGAACTTCGCCAGAATTGAGCTGTCGATCAGGCAGCCGGTGTGCGTGATGGTCTGACGGCCGGCAGACGAGGACGGGTCCTCGTTGGACACCTGAATCTCAAACGGCGTCATCCTGCCGGTCTTGCAGTAGGTCAGGAACCAGCGGCGAAACACGCTCTGGTTAAAGTGCGCCGTGCCCTTCCACGAACCGGACCAGCCGGTTGGCTTCTTGCCGATGCCGGTACGGCCGAGGATTTTCACGTCCTGCGAATTGACCTTCGCGGACGATTCAAAGCTGTACAGCTGCATCATATTGTAGCGGTTGCCGTCAATGGTGACGTAGCACTCGGCCATCGAGCCGGATACCGCATCATTTGCCTCCATAACAGGAGCGTTCAGCATGACTTTTCCCTCCTTTATTCAACGATTACCTTCATGTAAAGCTGTTCCATCGCGGAAACCGGCTGTACATGGTCCTCGACTGCAACAGACTTCTTCATGTCGCCCTGCGACACGGTGACGCTGCTGCTGTCAAAGTTCTCAATGGCGCGGATGGTCTGGAGCTGGGTGTGGTGCGCTACAATGTCGCTCCACAGGCTCACGCGGCCGCTTGCGTCGTTCTGCACCTTGCCGAGGTACTTCGAGTTGAACAGCGATGCAATGTCATTGGCGATCTGGTCGAGCACGCGCATGACCTGATTGGACGAGAAATCTGCGCTCTTTTCATCCGTGACGGACACAAAGGTGTTGATGTCGGTCAGCACGCGCGTCTGGTCGCCCACACGGTGGAACGTGAACTCACCCGCCTTGATCGCCTTTTCAAGCTGGGTCTGGGTGTAGTTCGTGTCGATGTCGTACTCGCCGGTGTAGGTCGAGTTGGTCATCGAACGGTTGACCGCGCACGCAGATTCCGCGCCGGTCGTCCAGTAGACAGCCGAGGTATCATCAGCCGCACCGACCAGACCGTTCTTGACGGAAATCACGCCCTCATAGTCTGCCGAGGGATAACCATGCAGCACGCACTGGAACTTCACGCCCTGCTCATCACGCAGGCGGCGCGTCCAGTTGGCGAACAGACCCTTGACCGTGCTGTTCTTCGTGTCGCAGCCGACCGCGTTGAAGCTGTACGGCTCGATCTTGTCGAGGAACGTCTGGTAAGCTGCATCCTGCACCGCGCCGGTCGTGCCGCCGGTGAGCAGCAGGCCTGCGTTCTCGGTCAGCGCCTCGCTGCCCTTCCAGTGCAGATAGTCGTTGTCGGAAAGGTCTGCAACTGCCTTAACTGCCTTCTGCGTGTCCACAAGGGTCGTGCCGATATAGGTCGAAACGTCGTAGACCTCGTTCGTCGATGCCGTGAAGCCCTCGTTCTGCTGAATCACGATCTTCAGTTCGTTGCCGATCTTGCCTGGATACTTCGCCTCTGCGTACTTGCAGGCTGCCTTTGCACCGCCGCTGTTCAGACGGAACAGGTGCAGTGTCTTGGCGTTTGCGAAGATCTCGCGCAGCGGACGCAGCTCGTCCGCCGTGTAGGCGTAGCCGGTCAGCGCAAGTGAGCCCTTCTGGAACTCGCTGTTCTCGATGGTCACGACCTCGTTCTCCGGTCCCCAGTCGAGGGACAGCGGGAAAGCCGCCGTGCCGCGGTCGCCCAGGGTCGCAGACGCACGAGCCGCCGACACAAAGTTGATGTACGCACCGGGCAGAACCTTGTTCTGTACGGTATACATACCGCCGCCTAAAGCCATTTAATTCACCTTGCCTTTCATAAAGTTATCAATGAGCGCGTCCACCTCGGAAAAGGTGTAGCGCTGATCCTTGTCGAGCAGCACGCCCAGCAGGTCGCGCCGCTCGCGGTATCTGTCGAAGGTCAGGAGCTGTGCGCCGGTAAACGCCGGTGCTCCCGCCTCGGTTTTGCGTTTGACTGCCATTGTCAGTCCTCCGTTCCTACGGTTGTCTGCAAATTCTCCATCGGAATATCTTCCGGGACTTCCCGAACAAACTGCCGGTAGTCCGCGAAGAAATGCAGCACCTCGTCTGTAATTTCCCACGCGAGATTGCTCCCGCGCAGGCTTTCCGTGCGCCGCAGCAGCAGCGTGAGCATCTGTGCAACTTCCCGGCACTGCTCCTGCGGACGGCCGTCCGACGGGAAGAACCGCACGTCCATGTGCTGCACGATCTCATGCAGGCCGGACGGGTACGGCGTGATGTCCGCACGAAGCTGCCGAATGGAGAAGCACGGCGCAGAGAAGCCCTGCTCGATACGCTCGGTGTAGATGTCGTACTGCGCCGATGGATAGACCGTGCGCAGCTTATCGATGATTTCCTGTACTACGTTAATCATTTGCCCTCCATCATGCGGCTGAGAAATTCCTCGCTTTTGGCCTTGATAAAGTCCGGCGCAGCTTTCTGAAGGTCGAACAGGCTGTCGCGCAGCATATGCTTGCCTTCAACGAAACTGCGAACCAGACGTTTGCCGATGGCCGGAACATACCGTCCGACCTCCTGCCGGTGGCCGTTCTCCACATATGGTGCATACTCAATGTTGTTGTAGATTTCTGCACGATAATGCTTGCCGCTGCGCCGCGCTTTCGTCGTAAACCAGTTGCGGTGCAGGTGTCCGCTTGGACCGGGCGGTGTCCGTTCAATGACATCAGCCAGCAGACCGTTCATCATCTCATCGAGCAGCCCGGTGTAGAAAGCGTCCATTTCCTGCTCACTTGCAGCGGCCTTAATGCGTTCGTTTAAGTCGCGCAGCTCGTGAAAATCACAGCTTCCCCAGCTTGCCATTACGCTCGCTCCTCTCGGACGGCAGAAAGCTGCTGATGCGTCGGATAGACCGCGCTTTCGCCGCTGTATTTCAGCCGATAGGTCGCGCCGTACTGCTGAACCGCAATGCGGCAGCCTGCCGGAACAGCCAGATCAGGCGCACAGTAGATCGTGGCCTGATAGCTGATCTGACCGCTGTTCGCGTCCGTTTTGCTGTCCGGTGTGCCGGAAAACGACAGCGCACACGGGATATTCTCGTGCAGCACTGCATCCGGCGTAACAACGGTTTCGCCGCCCACTTCCTGTTTGCTTGTGCCGGTGACGGTCATCACGCCGTCATAGGTCTGCTCCAGCAGCGCACGCTCCAGCTCCGGATTGCCGAGCATACTACCACCTCATCTTTCGATAGGCGTTCAGCTGCGCCTTGTAGTCGGTGAGGAAGTCGCCCGAACTTGCCAGCGCCACCAGCTGTTCCGCTGCGGTTGCAAAGGAAAAGGACGTATCCCCTCTGGACACGCCCTTTGCGGCGGGCTGCATATTCTCGTTCTGGAGCTGTACGCTGTTTACCAGACCGCGCACCATAAGCGCTGCGGTGTTCGTCAGGCCGTCCGGCGCTTCGGTCAGATTGCAGTAGTTGCAGATCTGCTCGAGCACCAGCGCACACGCGAACTCAAGCGTTTCCTGCGGCAGGTTCGGCAGCAGGCTTTGCGCCCGCAGCATCAGCGTTTCCCTTGTCATTTCTGCGCTTCCCCCTCGGTTTGTCCTCGGTCGGCTCGGCTTCCTCCTCGGCGGTCACGGTTTCTACGGTAAAGCCTGTACGGCCAGAGAACCAGCTTGCAAGCCACTCGTTATCCGTCTGCGCCTCACCATTCACGAACTGCACGCCGCCGATCTTGCGGTCGTACTCCTCGCTCGGTGCCTTGATCTTGTACATAGCGCTTCCCTCACTTTACCTTGAAGTTACGCAGCACGCCAGCCGCGCGGGACTTCTTGAGCACGGTAGCCGCTACCATTTCCACATCGCCCGCCTTGACCGGGCCTGCGGTGCTGAAATCCGGCAGCGTGGTCGAAATCACCTTGCCGCCCATCGGAGATACGGCGTGGAAGCCGTCCAGACCCAGACGGACAGCATACAGGTCGGTCAGACCGGTAACCGTGGTCTTGGACGAGGACGCGCCGTACTCGCGCGACGTGATCGGCACGACCGGCTTTTCCTTCTTCTCGGATGTGTCGTAGTAATACTGCATATCCATGAACGGAATGCCGTTGTAACCGCTCATCTGACGGCCGAAAGCGTCCTCGGAGTGGGTCAGATAACCGGCACGGCGGGCGCAGGAGCGGATCTTGGTCAGCAGCGCCGCATTGCCGATGAGCATGGTCGGCACGCCGTCCAGTTCGGACAGGAACTCGTCGAGCATATCGAGCACGGTCTTGTAGTTGGTGTCGATCGCCGCCGAGGTGGACAGGTCGATCGCCTTGGATGCGTCTGCGTTGAGCTCGGTGGAAGTGCCGACAAGCAGCGTGTCCAGACCGTCAAAGCCCTTGGTGCTCTTGTCGCCGTTGATGGCGGTGTAGTGGAACAGGTTGGTGGTCGCCTTGATGTGCTCCTCGAGCTGGAACTGCACCTCGCTGATCTGACCGTTCGCGGTGTTAGCGAGAACACGGTCGATCTTGAACGTACCGCCGAAGATCTTGAGGTCAACCGACTTGGTTTCGCGGTCGGCCACGGTCTCGGTGTAGTCGGTGTTGATGTCACGGAAATCCGCGCCTGCCGGGGTCTTGAGCTGAGTGTAGCCATAGGTCAGCGTAGAGCCGCCGGTACCGGGCGATACCGAGTTGTCAAAGGTCAGTGCCTCCAGCAGCATGGAGCCGCGGCGGAACTGGTCAATAACCTGCTGGTCCACATGGTTTGCCATGCCGACCTTTGCCTGTGCGAGAGTGATAGGCATTTTTCATTCCTTCTTTCTGTTAGCCGTTGGTGTTGTATACTTCTGCGAGAGCGGAACCGAGATCGTTTACCGTATTCGGGTTGCCGCCGGACTGCGGATTGTAGCCGCCGCCCTGACCGCCGTTCGGGTTTCCGCCCTTGTCGCCCTGCTTGCCGGACTGACCTGCACCGTCCTCCTCGAACAGCCATGCCTTGTCCTTTTTCAGACTTTCGACCTGCGCGTCAAGGCCGGTGATCTTGCCGTCCGCGCCGATCTTGATGTCGTCCATCGAGAGCGCCGCGCGGGTCAGCTGCGGATCGCGTGCGTGGGCACGGGTCAGCGCCAGGTCGATCGCCGCATCGCGGCGGATGTTCGCGGTGTCGGTGTCGTACTTGGTCTGGAGATCCTTGAGGTCGTCCTCCAGCTTCTTCGGGTCCTTGCCGTCCCACGCCTTGGCGGCGGCACGCAGGTCCTTGATGGTGTTATTCGCCGTGGTCAGCTCCTGCGCCTTGGTGTCCAGGTCGGCCTTGGGAACGTAAGCGCCGCCGGCGGCGTTGACGACCTCAAACTTTGCGTCCTTTGCGGCCTGCTGGAACTGCTCCCAGGTCAGTGCGTCCTTTTCAAAAAGGCTTTTGAGAAATTCCATTGTTTTTTGCTCCTTTCATCGAAAAATGGGTATGAAAAAACCACCTTGGATTGAATCCTTGGTGGTTTAGTCCATCAGTTCTACTGTTTTGATTTCGGTTTCCAGCATTCCGGTCAGAACGCCGTTGTCGTCGCGCCGGATAATCAGCTCTGCAATCTCCGGTTCATTGTCCAGTGCGCCTACGACGGTGACGAATTTGCCAGTCAGCGTAATACCGTCCGTGCATTCCACCTTGAGGCGATGCGCTTTGTCATATGGGTGCTCGGTGCCGAGCAGCTTTTTCATGTGCTGAATGAGATCCATTGTTATCTCTCCAATGTACGGTCTTGATGACTAAGTCTTTGGTTGATAGTGAACGCCCGGTGCACATTCGATTGCCGGGTTTTCCTCCAGCTTATTCATATGCTCGCCCGGGATACCATCCGGAAACGCCTTGCAGCATACCCGCTTTCGGTGGATACAGGTATTGCACAGCACACCATGAACGCCCGACGGCTGCGAACAGCGTGCCAGAAACTTGTCATGATTGGACAGTTCTTCATATCGCCTGTTGCGTTCCTCGGGTGACAGCCTTTTGAAGTCCTCAAAGGTTAAATTTCTGTCAGCCATATGGTGTTGCCCTCCTTTCTGTCAACAATGAAACGCGACTTCCTTTTGAAAAGGATTTCCTTTTCGATTGTGTTGATACCGCGCATATCTCGGCCGGATTTGCTCTGAATAACCAGCTGAATATCCATATCCGGGTCATATACCTCCGTAGAAGTAGACGTGTATGCGTCATATGTAACGATCGCGTCAACCTCATGCGCTGCCAGAAAGGCAGCTTTATCCGGTATCATGTCGCTTGACAGAGAACGATATACCGTTCCCTCATACACCGGAAGTTTATCCAGCGCCTTGTCAAGTCGTTCCGTCCAGTGCTGCTCTGCTTCGCTGAGCGGTTCGCCGCGGCGTAGCTTGTCGTTCAGCGGGTAGCTTTCTGCGCTGATATACTTTTGCAGTGCGCTTGTTTCGCGCTTGTTCAATTCCAGTATAGCACTTTCCGGGTCGTTTTCAACATACTTCTTATGCCATTCCTCATATGTCATACCTTTCTCGACATACTCGGTCTTGCCGGTCGCGGGATTTCTGGCGGCACGCTTACTGCCGACCCGGAACCCCGTCACCGGGACGGTGGTACACCGGCAGCGCGGATGCAGCGGCGGATAGTTAATGCCGGTTTCGTGCTCCGCAAGCGGAAACTCGCGCTGATCCAGAGCGCCGCACACTGCGCAGGTCTTGAGGTCGAGCGCCGCCTCGAACCGATAGGACTTGACCCCTGTTTCCCGGTATCCCTGTTCGGCAGCTTCAGCCGCCATGTGGGCGCTCTCGGTGTGGATGAGCGTTGCAGCCCTGCTCTCAGACACGCCCATACGCTGGGTGAACTCTTTCGTCATACGATCGAGCGAGTCGCCGCGGACAAAGCCGCGCGAGAGCGTCTGCATCAGCTCACGGGTCAGCTTGTCCTTGTCCGCCCAGATGCGGGACGAAAACTCACTGCCGGCCCATGGCGTAGCGAGTAGCTTCTCGACCGTCTGCGGGGCAATGCGAGCAAAGGTGCTTGCCACATCGGCCTGCTGGCTGACGGCGTACACCGTGCGGTAGTAGGTGTCGGTGTAGCGCTCCTGCAAATGGTCGCGCAGCACATCACGCTGAGAGCCGAACAGCTCCATCATCCGCAGCTCAACCTGCGTCTGCAACGCCTGCAAGCGAGAGATACGCGATCGGAGATAAACCTCCTCCAGCTCCTTGTCAAAGCCGCCTGCGAGCGCCTTGTCGCGGAACTCGTCCAGCGACATCCGGAAGTCCTCCAGCTCTGCATCCCGCAGCAGCCTGCGTGCGTCTGCCATGCTGATACTCTCGTTTGCGGCATAGCGGGCATAGAAAATCGAGAGTTCCTTATCCAGTTCGTGCAGAATGCGCTCGTATTCCCGGTGGAACCGCAGACACAGGTCATCGTCCTCGCGTTTCTGCTTTTCGGCCAGCTCAATGGCACGCTTGCGCCAGTAGGCGCCGTTCAGCTTATCCGCTGCTGCCATCGCCTGCACCGTCCTTTGGCGGGAACCGGAACTGCGGCTGCTTCTCGGCTGCCGCTTGCTGTTCCTTTTCCATCTGCTTCTGCTCGCTCTCGGCATCGTCTACCCACGGATGGTTTGCGAGGATGGTTCTGTCCGAGATAATGCCGACCGACTGCTGCGCGATCTGCGCGGTTTCGAGGTCGTTCTGCACCATGTTGCGCGTCCATGTCTGGAGAATGCGTTTCGGCTGTGCGATACCCTCCAGACGGCAGATAGCGCGTACCAGCTCGGCAAAGCCGCTGCGGAACTGCGTTTCCAGCATCACGGCCTTGAGCTCCAGCAGGCTGTACAGGTACTTGAGCGCCACGCCGGACGAGTTGCCGAAATTCTCAGGGTTCGGGTCAACGCCCATGCCGCTGACGAAGATCTGACGGCGGGTTCTTTCGAGGAAAGCGTTCCGCGCCTCAAACGGGATCTCCGCGCGGATGGTGTCCACGCCGCCGTCCCCCTCGACCTTGATGAGCTTGCTCTTTTTGAGGTCGCTCATGAACTCGGTCTTGTCCGTGCCGCCGTAGTTCTTGATGACGAAGATGACCTCCTGCACGTCCTCCATGTCGTTGGCGAAGCCGGAAACCACCTTGTCGTAGGCGTCGATCAGATCGCGGTACAGCGGCAGGTCGCCCCGCCGGTCGGCGTTGTTGTAGAACGGGATGAACGGCACCGCGCCGAGGCCGTGCCGCAGCTCCTGCCCGACTTCCGGATACTCGAAGTAGGTGTAGTTGCCGGACACGCCGTTCTGACGGTAGAACCGGCAGGTCGTGTCGTCCCAGTATTCGCACACCTGCACGGTCTGGCCGCTCTGCGGGTCGAGCATGGTGTAGCAGCGCAGCACGCCGACGAGATCGCTCTCCAGCGTACCGGAGAACACCGGCACGATCTGTTCCGGGTCTACGGTGTGGTAGCGGAACCCGCCGTCTGTGCCGCGCCAGTAATGCAGCCAGCCGACCGAGGTGTTGCTCGCATCAATGCCGAGCTGCATGGCCGTTGCGGTGTACTGATCTCCGAGAATCTCTGCAATCCGCTCGTTGGCAGTCTTGTTCCCCACATCAAACACCGGCGGATAGCTCAGCGCGTAGGAAACCTTCTGCGTCACGAGCAGATTATGCCACGAGTGCGAAATGCGGTTGTCCGCGAGGTGCAGCGGATTGCCAAGTGCCTGTTCGGTCTCTGCCTGCCGCTGCAAAACGCTGTTGTCCTGCTTGATGCGGTTGACGTTGCTGTAATAGCGCCGAGCCTCGTTCGCCTCGCGAATGAACTGCCCGTGCCCCTGTAAAAGCCGCTGAATCGTGCGGCTGTTCACTTTCACCATACGCTGACCCCTCCTTTCCTGGTAAACTGCTCCGCAACGCCGGTCGTGGCGTCGGGAGCGTCATCGTGGGCGTTCTTGCCCTCTTTCTGGTAATGTAACATTGCTTTTGCGTACTCCGGCCAGCGGTCGCGCCAGTTCACCGGAAAATAAATGTGATCCTGCACCCACGTTGAATTGGTGAGGATACGCGCGACCTTGTTCTCGCTCTGGTGGAACCACTCCACGCGGCAGCGGTTGGAGCCGAGCCGCCGAAGCTGCTCCTGCACGTTGCGGGCAAAGCCGCGGCCGCCGTTGTTGCTCTCGATTTTCGCGAGGTTTACGCCGTGCGCCAGCAGCCGCCGTGCGGTTTCCGGCTCGGTGATCTCCATCGGGTCCTTGGTGTAGTAGATGTCGAGCACATAGGCCTCGTGGTTATACTCGCCGTAGATGATGCTGCACAGATAGTCCGCACCGGTGTCCGCCGTGTCGGTGTAGCTGCGGATATGCGTGAACAGCGACCTGCCGTTTGCATCCCTCGGAATGTCTGTGTAGGTCTTGAAGCTGCTGTACAGACGGCCTTTCAGGTCGATCGGCTGCTGCTGGTAGTTCGCTGACGCGATCTCCTCGCTCATCGTGCGAACCTTGTCCTCGTAGTCCTCACGGGTGAGAACCGCGTCGCACAGCATCGTGCCATCGTCCTGCATGGCTTTCATCGTGATGAGCTCCGCATCCGGCCAGTGCTCCAGCGCACGGCCTGCAAGATCGCCGGTCGCCCAGCGCGTCATGATGATAACGATCTTGTAGCCGGTTTCGGTTCGGGACAGCATCGTGTCCGTGAACCACTGCCACTGCTTGTCGAGTGCGCCCTCGTTAAAAGCCTCCTCGGCCTTCTTGATCAGGTCATCGAGAATCAGCTTGCGTGCGCCGAAGCCGGTCGCCGTGCCGCCCGGAGAGGTAGCAAGGTAGCTCGCGTACTGTCCATCAAGCGCCCATTTGCCTGCGGCGGCCTCGCCGTACTTGATGCGTGTCTGCGGGAAAATGTCCGAAAACACAATGCGGCTCGGGTCAAACCGTTCCTCCGCAATGCCGTCGCGGACCGCCCGTGCGAACGTCGTGGACAGCGTTTCGTTGTAGCTGCCGGTCATGATCTGCTCGGACGGATCGCGGCCAAACAGCCACTGGCTCAGCAGCACCGCCGTGCGGCTCTTGCCGTGTCGCGGCGGCATATTGACCACCAGCACCTTGCGGTCGCTCTCACAGAACGCCTGTAAGCGCCTGCACAGCGTCTTGAGGTACGTCCTGTCCTCGCGGTAGAAGTCCGGCGCCATCAGCTTGCAGAACGACCAGAAATCACGCCGGGCAAGCTCAAGGCGAGCCGCGCGGCGAATGCGCTCGTCAACCATCGTCCGCCAGCTTCCGCAGCTCCTCGGTGGTCAGACCTGCGAGCGGGTTCTCCACCTCGAGAGTGCCGGAGTGCTCGATCTGCTGCTTGTCGCGCCACCTGTCCGGTCGGCGGTTCTTCAGCCAGAAGATCTGCGCGGTCGTGTCCGGCGGAATGTGCTTGACCGTCTGCACGGTCTTGATGCTCTTCTTTCCGCCATCCTGACTGCGCTCTACGCGCTCCTCGGTGTAGTCGTAGCCGAGTGCACGCTTGAGTAAAGCGTTCTCAACTTCGATGTCTACGACCTCTTTTCCCCTTTTTAGGGCCTCCGAAAACTCCGAGTATTTGTTTTTCCAGTCGTACAGCGTGCTGGTCGTAATGCCGATCCTGGCTGCGATCTGCTCATCTGTCAGACCATCCCTCGCCCACGCTTCCAGACGGGTGATGCCGTCCGGCGTAAGCCATTCCTGATATTTGCCTTTTGCCATTCTGCACCGTCCTTTCTGAATTCTGGGCACGAAAAAGCACCCTCGAACGAGAGTGCTCTTTCAGAGAGATGTACTCCAATGGCATGAAGCAGGAGGTCACCGGGTCTGCGTTTCACCCCTGCGAACTTCATGGTAACAGAATATCACGGTTTTAGGTGCATGAACCGCCAAAACAAAAATATTTATGGTAAATCCAAATTCTTTCCTACTCGCCGAATAAACTCAGCGTTCCACCGCTGACCGGTTCTGTCACTTACTCCGACGCACATCGCCGCACCATACAGCGTATGGCTGCGCTTCCAGTACACGCGGTCGATCAGCTCCATGCGCTGGTGGCCGTGCTTCATGCGTTCAGTTTCCGAAATGGCAGCCCGCACCGCATCATACCGTCGCTGCTCCTTGTCCGTCAGACGGTCAACGACCGCACGCTCAACCGGACTGCCGCCGCCGCTGTGGCCGCCGGACGCGCCGTAGGCCGGTGTGCACGGTATGTCGCCCACGCTCTCCGCCTTGCGGCGCAGCGCCGGGTATGACCGGATGATGCGCTTCGTGTACTCCCACCAGTCCTCACGTTTTGTCATTTTCTTCCCTCCACTTTCTATCTTTAGTCATTGCTTTTTTCGATATTCTTCGATAAACTGAATATATCAAAAACTATGGTGGTGAATGATAATGAGTTCCTCTCATCGACATATGTTAGTCGTTGGTAACGGCTTTGATCTCGCACATGGATTACCAACTCGATACCAAGATATGCTCAATCAGTTATTTTCAGATGATACGCCTTGGCTTTCTGACGAAGAACGCCAGCTCTTTCGATGCAATCCCTTGGTTCGATACTTCCGCAAGCATCAAAATGTAGAAGGCTGGACAGGCTTTGAAGGTGAGCTGCGGACTATCATTAACTATTTCTGTCAAGGTTATTCAACAACGCATAACGACGCCGATTTATACCAAGATTCAATCGAACAAGCATTTGACCTAAAGTTTCGCGAATGCTGGCGTAAAAAGCAGTATCGCGAGCTATGGCAATCTCTTCGTCAGCATCTAAACGAGTTGATTGAATATATTGATCTATATCTTACCAAATATATTCCCAGTCGAATGCCAAAAGAACTTTCTACTACCACTCAATATCCGCATTTTATTTATGGGCGGCAATATGATTATTTTTTATCATTTAACTACACCAATACATATTTTAATTTTGCTCAAATGATACATAGCGGAAGTGGTATAGCTGTTCCTACTGAAGATCACTTTATACACGGACGCTGCTCTATCGACGGTGATCCGCAAAACATTGTACTTGGTATAGAGGATGATAACCCAAGCAATCTTGATACAATTTACTTCAAAAAATACTTTCAGCGCATCCAGAAGAAAACGGGGCGTGAAGTTTTCGATTGGTTCGACCAAGAAATTACGCCGGGTGATCCCATTGTAACTGATATTTTCGGTCATTCGCTTGATACCACTGACAAAGATATTCTAATGCTTATCTTTGAAAAATCCCAACACACCAATATTTATTACTATGATCAGTCAGATTATGAAAGCAAAATCATCAATCTGGTGAAATTATATGGCTCTCCCGATGAATTTACCAAGCGATACTACAATCACCAAATACGCCTGTATAACGGAATCATAGAATATTTCATGTCTTAAAAGATTTTCCAGCTCACACAATCTGCGTGAGCTGTTTTTCTTTGTTGCAGCCAGTAATACCATAGCGCCACACAAGGTAGCGCCGAACCTTATCGCTGCATTTAGTCACTGTCCTTGTTCTCCTCCTGATATTTCCGCATGATGCCGACCGCTACGCGGCAGGCTTCCTCGCACGCGGCGACCATCTTCTCTCTGCCGTGCAGACCGCCGTAGTATTCGATTGCTGCCAGCTCCTCGGCTGTCGTTTCCGGGTCGAGGATGCGGATTGCCTGGTTAATCGTCATACCTGTCTCCCTCCACCAGTGAAAGCAGTCCATACCGGTCTCCCACTTAGTTGGCAAATTCCGCGCTCGCCGTGCCTTCAGCATCCGCTCAAACGCCCGGATATACATCCGCTCGTAAGTCGGATACCGGGCAAACTCCATCTGCCTTGTGGCGCGTCCTGCCATCGGGCAGCCGATGCAACCGACCCGGCGGAAGCCGCACTCATACAGCGGATTGACCGGGATATGCTCGGAACGAATGTAATCCCACACATCGCTGTCCGTCCAGTCCACGATTGGATTGCAAACGCGCTTTGCCTGCAATCGGCAGTTCTCGAACAACCGCCGGGCATCGTCATTATCATTGTTGATCGTGATTCTGCGGCTTATGTCTGCGGATTGTTTTTCGTAAATGCCGCGGTTCTTGCGGCGCTTGGCACTTTCGGTCCAGCGAACGCCTGTTGTTATCATGCGGCCCTTGCCGCCCTGCTCTTTGAGCACGGAACAGCAGTATCGCACAACGCGCGTTGGCGGCATGAGTTTTTGCGGTATCAGGCTCCACATCGTCACGCGCTGACCTTTGTAGGTCGGCAGGTTGACGGTACACTTGATGCCCTCGTTTTCCAGCCGGCGGAAAGTTTCGCGCACATGGTAGACGGTTTCGGGCGCGTCTACCGAGGTATGATTATGCTGTACCTCGTACCGGATACCGGCCGCCCGCGCCAGCGCAAGACACACATCGCTGTCCTTGCCGCCCGATGTAGTTATAACAAGCGGTGCATGGTAGTAGGTTTCGCTCATCTCCGCGGCGAGGCGCAGCCGCTCGACGGCCTTGTGTTCCTTATCCACGGCAGCCTCCATTCCGCTTCCATCTCTGCCCGGTCATGCAGGCGGTGCAGTGGCCGTCATCTTCGCCGGACGGCTGGTTATTCTTGCGCTTGCTCTCATTCGTCAGGTTCAAGATGTTCTGTTTGGTCAACTCTAAAATCATACTTCCCCTCCCAGTTCTTTCAGCCGTACCATCGGGCACTGCTCGCACTTGTCTACCAACGCCTCATAGTCCAACTCATACGGGAACTTGCAATACTCATCACAGAACTCCTCCGCGACCTTGTTCGCCCGCTGCTCCCAGCAGGCCGGATGAAACACGGGTGCGACCCGAACACCCTGTCCGCAGAATTTACACTTCGCCATTGTTCTCCTCCCGATTTACACTCGCCGCCGGCGAAAAACCATCCGGATACCGCCGTTCCAGCTTCTCGATGTTTGCCTGCATGATGTACTCCAACGGCACGTTCATCAGTTCAGCCATCAAAGTCACATACCACAGCACGTCGCCCAGCTCTTCGATAATTTTGGACGGCTGCCACGGATGTCCCTGATACATACACTTCTTGACCTCATCGGCCACCTCGCCAGCCTCGCCGGTCAGGCCGAGAGCGGCATTTGCCGTGTTATAGCACTTCGGTGTCGCTGTACGCATGGCCTTGCGCTGATATTCTTTAATCGTCATTGCTGTTCTCCTTACTGCGGTTCATAACCCGATTTTTCCATTCCTGCTCCCAGTCCGAAAGCGGCGAATCATCCTGCTGCCGTTCAGTACCGCCGATGTTCGTCGGGCTGAGATAGCCGCTCGGGTCCTCCTGCTTTGGTCTGCTCTGCTCCTTCGGCCTGGACAGGTCCGCTGCCGTCAGTACACCGTTTTTCAGGCGCTCCCGCAGGACCGTCATAAAGTACGGCACATAACCACGGCTGTCGTTCTTGGCGTGGCCGACTGCATAATGCGCAGTGGCGGTTATCACCTCATCGGTCATTCCTAATGACCTCATCTTGGCGATAGCAGAGCGGTTGGCCTTGTTCAGCCGTTCTCCTAAAATTTCCTCCACATCGCTGTGTAGTAGAGTAGAATTACTGTCTATATTTCTATCTTTTTCTTTTACTTTACTATGTGTACTTTCGCTCAAGGGAAACTGGGGTTTCTCGCTTGTGAAACTGGGGTTTCCCTCGCGGGAAATGAATTTTTGCAGCAAAACACTGCGAGAGCTGATCTCCCGCATTTCCTGCTCGGTCAGAAGCCACAGTTCCCACTTTACCTCCGGATTGGTTCGTCCGGCAGTCGCAAAGTAGTAGTGCTCCTGGATTCTGTGCGAGGTGATAATGCCCTGCTGGAACAGGTCGCCGTCGAAAAGCCCGTGCGCCGCCAGACAGTCTATCATCTCTGCAATTTTTTCTGCGTCCGGCTCATAGCGTCCGGACAATACTTCGCTTTTAATGGACCAGATCACGCCGTCACGGTCGTTCTCGCCGTAGGCTAAATAATAGCCTTTGTCGCGGTACGCCATCACCAGCAGCTGTAAGTACACCACGATCGCCGCCGCGCCGTACTTGCGCCGTGCGGTAATCAGCTTCTGGTCGCTCATCAGTCCAATGTCGTGACGGAAATAATCCAGTCCGTCCTTGGTCGGTCTGCCCGTAGTATCACCTCCGGTTTTCAGGGCAGGTAGGGCGGGGTTGCCGCCCTGTGCCTTGCCTGCTTACGCCAGAATGATAACGTCCTCGCGGAGCTCCTGCGGAATGTGCTGCTCGAACCAGTCGCGGATATTTGCGATAGCCTCACGCTTCCATGCATCCGCGTCAGCCGCAAAGAGCGCCGCCTGCACCTCATCGCCGGTCTGGCGAATACGGAACACGAACGGACTTTTCGGCTGCTCAACCTCGGTAAAGGTGCGGTACGGCGCCAGTACAACCGGGTTCGGCACGCTCACCTGCTTCACAAGAGAAATACCGCTGCGGGCCGTCACGCGCTGCGTCATGCCGTCATCCGCCAGCGATACGCCGTTCTCGGTCGTTACCGTGCTAATGAGCTGCACTAACGTGTCGCGGACTTCGGTCGGCACGAAATGCGTCTGCATATTGATGATGAACTCCTCCACGCCCAGCCAGCGGCCAAACGGGAACGTCGGTGCGGACAGCTCGGCTTCCAGCAGGCACTCACGCGCCTTGTCGCTGTTCAGCTCGCGGTACAGGTACACGCGGTCGTAATCCGCAACATGGATAACGAAGCGGCGGCCGATGCTGTCCTCATCCTCGGCACATTCATCTGCGCCGCTCTCGATGTAGTCGCGCACCGCCGACAGCGTATGTACCGCCAGCGGCGATGCCGTCAGCTCGTTCGGGATACGGTGCAGCGTGCGGTCTGCATAGTGACTGCCATTGCGGAACTCCAGATGCGGAGCCGAAAGGTTTACGATATATTCCAGTGCTTCCTTGATCATTTTGAATATCCTCCTATTGATTTACGCCAGCTTGACGACCTTGGGTTCGGTGTCAACGGACGGGTCGAACGACTGCTGGCCGGGCACCTGCGGCGTGTACTCCATAACGATGGGTTCCGCGTCCGTGCCGCCGAGCAGCAGTGCGCCGTCGATCGGCTTGACCGGAACCAGCTTGCTGCTCACCTCTGCACGGACAGCCACGCTGTCGCGGTTCTCGGTCGGCACGATGGACAGCTTGATGGTCAGCGTCCGCGCCTTTTTCGCCTCAGTGTTGAAGTCGCGGCAGTTTTTCATGATGCGCGTCAGCTCGTAGGCCGTGCGCTCACCGATCGCGCCGTTCATCATGTCCAGAATGCTGATCTCCTTAACTTCGCCGGTGTTATTAAAGTTACTCATGGTTGTACCTCTCCTTCATCTCACGTTTGTAGAATCTCATCAGACCGTCTATGATCTCGCCAGGTGTCATGCTCCAATGAGCGGCGTACTTCAGCAGTGCCGATGCGGTACGCGGGTCTACGTCAAATGTAATCTTCATGAAATTCTCCTCTTATTCCGGACAAATCCGAATCTCAATCCCCGGAAACTCCCGTTCAAACCGCCGCTGCCATGCCTCTGCCCTGCTGTTGCCGGCGGACAGGTGCAGTAGCCAGATGGTGAGTACACCACTGAGATCCTGCTTGTGTAGCCATTTGATAACGTCATTCACCTCGAAATGACTGTGCCGAATGCGCTCCTTGAGCAACGAGGGAATGCGGTCGCTGCGGTCCAGTAGGCTTTCCTCGTAGTTGCACTCTACGGCGATATAAGTCAGCCGGTCAGCGGTGACACCCAGATTGGCTGTATCGACCGCCCAGAGCAGCCGCTCCTTCGTGCGGCCGTCCTCAATGAGAAAACCGAGCGGCTCCTCTACATTGTGATAGGTGCGGAACGGAACAACGGTCAGGTGTCCGAACCGCAGCACCTCTCCTGCCCGGATGAGGTGCGCCGCATCCATTGCATCCTTGTGGGCGGCGGCCGTGCCCTCGCTCATGTATACCGGCACACCTGCTTTCAGCATCTGTGCAGCGGCTTTCGCGTGATCCTGATGTTCATGGCTGACAAGGCAGGCGGTAATGTCCGCCACGCCATAGCCGAGCCGCTTTTGCAGCTCCCTGAACGACAGACCGCATTCCAGCAGCAGGGTCGTTTCCCCGTCCGACACAACGTAGGCGTTGCCGCGAGAGCTGCTCGCCAGTGATGTAAACATCAAATCGGGCACGCTCCTTTGCTGTCAGGCGGCGTTTCCGGTTCTTCGGGCGGAATATCGACCTTTTCCTCGGGCGCGTTGTCCGCGAACTGCGTGGACTTGCGGATAATGTCCTGCACCCACTCGGGCAGCTTGCCGAACGTTTCCATATCCGGCTCATCCGCATCAAATACGAGGATTTCACTTTCCGGCTGCGGTGCCGGAAGGCCTTTCGGGAAACCGGTGACGGCCTCAATGCGGTTGTACTTGCTGCCGTCGTCCTTTTCAACGACCGTGACGCTGAGCATGGCCGGTACGCCGGCCATCTGCATCAGGTCGAAGCCATCACCGGCCGGATCCAGCTCTGCATCGGTCAGCGCCTTGCCGCGCCACGCGGTCAGCATCTGGAACAGCGCCGCACGCTCATGCAGCGAAACCGTAAACCGGCGGGACGACAGCCAGCGCGGCTTGTCCTCGCCGTCCACCTCGACACGCTCATCCGGTATCTCGAAGATGAACATACACTCCTCGGCGTACTTGCCCTGCTTCTGCTTCTCGAACTGCTTGTACTGCTGGCCGAGGTCAACAACCGCAACGCAAACACCCATATAAGTGCCGCCGTCCATCGGCGGAATGCTGCTCGCGACCTTGCGTTTTGCTTTCAGGCTCATTCGATCCTCAACTCCTTATCCTGCTCCGAAACCACTAGCCGCACGACCTGCGAGCCGATAGGCTGCAAATGTGTAACACTCTCGGCGTTGTCCACGAAAAGCGGTACACGGCGGCCGAAATGTGCGGAAAGCGTGTCGATAATGTCCATGCCGATGTTGATTTGCATGGCGTTGTTCGTGCCCTCGAACGTCGAGCCGTTCCTGTCCATCGGCTCACAGCAGTCTGCCAGACCGCCGTTGACCTGCTCAGTGAACAGCCGCCAGCGCGTCAGACGGAACTTGCTGTTGACGCTCTCGGTGATGGCCTGCACGCGGTAGCGCGTGAACTCCTCGCACATGGCGATGATCCTGTCCATCTGCTCGACCTCGGCGGCGGCAGTGCGCTGCTCGGCCTGCAATTCAGCAATGCGCTTTTTCGCATCCGCGAGGGTCTGCTCCTTGGCAAGAACGGCATCGCTTTCCAGCTTGCGGCGCGTCAGCTCGGCGTGCTCGGTTTCCAGACGGGTCTTTTCCGCAGCGGTGTCGCTGTTCAATCGGTCGAGCCGCTTTTCCGTATCCGTGATGAGCATCTGGATGGCGTTCCTGCGGCGGTCGTAGTCCGGCAGGTTCTCCGGTTCTGTGATGACCGGTGGCGTGTAGCTGTCAAGCGCAGCCTGCGCTTTCTGCATCTCGTCCTGTGCGGATTTCAGTGCGGTTTCGTTACTTGCAAGGCGCTCCTGTGCGGCTGCAATGCCCCGCTTGACAAACTTGCTGTCCTCAAGGAGCGTGTCCTTGCGCTGCTGCTGATGGGCGGCAAAGGCTTCGCGCGCCTCGGCAACCTGCTCTGCCGGTAACGGCTGATGACAGGTCGGGCAAACGGTTTCCGTGAACTCCTCGGCGTCGATGGCACGCCAGCGTGCGCGGTAGTCGTTCAGGCAGTTTTCGCCGGTGGTGATGTAGTCGGTTTCCCGTGCGACAGTGCGCGTCAGGCGGTCGGCTTCGCATTTTGCGCGGTCAAGCGCGGCGGTCAGTACCGGCGTTTCGTCCTCGACCGGCACGCGCTGGCTGGCAAGATGGGCGTTGTTTTCGGTTTCCAGCTCACGGAGCTGATTTTGCAGTGCGCCCAGCTCGTTGCGTGCCTGTGCGGCAAGGGTGTTGTTCGCCAGCTTCACAAGCTCACCCTGCACCCGCTCGCGCTCGGCCTGCAAACGGTCGCTTTCGCTGTGCGCCGCCGCGAAGTCAAGGCTTTCCAACTCCGTCACCATGCGGCTGCACTCGTCCACGCGAACCGGCAAGGTGTTGAGGTTTGCGTTCATGTCCTTGCGCTGCTTCATCAGCACGGACTTGTACTCGTCCACCGTCCGGCGACCGACTTTCTCGGCCAGCTCGGCGAACTGCGGTGCCGTGGAAAGCAGCTGCTTGTCCTCCGGCAGACCGCAGATCTCAGCGAGCAGCGTTCGGCGGTCTTTCCAGTGCATTCCTTTCGTTACCGCCCAGACATCGGTGAGCAACTTAAACTGTCTCTCGTCGATCAGCTCTGCAATGCGGCGCTTGTATGCGTTTTCGGCAAGCGGCACATCGTCGATGTAGTAGTCGCGCGTGTCACCGGCGTAGCGCTCGATGGACGAACCGCGCGGCTTCTCCCACTTCTCGCGGAGCACCTTGCGGAGTTTGATCGGCTCACCGTCCACCTCCAGAATGGCGGTCACCTCGGGCATCGCGCCTGCCGGTGCACCAGTCGGCTTGACGGCCGGGCGGCTGTGGCCTGCGCTGTCCTTGTCGAAAAGCAGCCACGTCAGCGCATCATAAACGCTGGTTTTGCCTGCGGCATTGGCACCGAACAGGCTATTCACGCCCTCGTGAAAGTCGAGGTGCAGCTTGGGAAAGCACTTGAAGTGCACCAAGTCCAAAGATTTCAGTTCAATTTTCATTGACTTCCCGCCTCCTTGCGGGTATTATGTAAGTGTAATGTTTTACTTTGCCGCTGATCGGGATTGCCGTCCTGACAGCGGCGTTTTTCTGTTTTCACACCGATTTTGCGTGCTTGCGGCTGCAAAACCGGCTTGATTTCGCATTTTGCTGCATCTGACACGCGAGCATCCGATGCCATCTGCGACAGAATATCGGATTCTTTCTTCTTCGTCCACATTCAGTTTCCCTCGTAGTAATGCTTAACGAGACTGCGCACGCTGATAAGCATAACGCCCAACAACAGTGCTGCCAGAACTGTGTAACCGCCCATCGGCAGCTTGTCCATTTCAGCGTAGCCGCTGGCAGACAGCAGACCAAGGAATGACAGGCCGGTGATTGCTTCATTGATGTGTTTCACGTTCTCATCTCCTCTCGAAATCCACTTCCCTGCGTTACCCACAGGTAAAATGTTAATGTCGGTACAAAAAATGCCCGGTTCATCGAATTTTTCTTGAGCCACCCTAAGCCGAACGGACAGTTGCCATGCTCTACGCTCGCCCGCAGGCTTGCAGGCGCCATACCGAGGAACGCGGCGCACTCCTCAATCGGGATTTTACTGGGGTACTTTTCGCAGAGCCGGTTCAGCTCGTCCAGCTTGCTGGTGATTGTTGTAGGTACGGTCATAAGTGGTCACCTCCCTGCTTATGTGATAAGATTGATCACTGTCCGTGCAATGCAGATTAATCCTGCCGAACCAATAGTCAGCACCGCACCGATTTTGTCCAGCTGTTCGCGGAACAGCTTATATTTGAGCAAGTATACCTGCCCCAGAATCAGCAGCGCCCAGCCTGCGACTTCGGATGAAATATAGGTCATGGAGTATCGCTCCTCTTTTTGATGGGTTCTCGTGTGTGCTTTGGGGTTTCCGCCTCGTACTGCGTCGTTTCTACATAAAGCAGCATATCTCGCTCATCAAATTCCTTGAAAATGTATTTTGACAGCGCAATAGCTGATTGGGCATCGCCCTTTCTTGCTGCCGCCGCAAGGCATTCATGCAGCAATCGCAGCACCGAGTAGCGAATATTATCCGTGGACGAAATGCGCAGTATTTGCTTTTGTTCTGGCATTTAGCTATTCTCCTCCGGCTCGCTGCTCGCCTTCAGCACACGGTCAAGGTTCTTTTCCAGCTCCTGCACGCTCTTTGTAAGAATAGCGTCCATCAGCTCATCCGGATACTTCGCAACGGCGCAGGAGTTAATGCTGACCTTGTCGCCTGCGAACGTGAAACTGACCGTCGGTCTTGCTCCGCCCGTCTGGTGAAATGTTACCGACTGAACCATGCCCGAAATATCCACGCCGTTCAGCAGGATCTTCGTTGCACAGCCTTTGCCGGTGCTTTTGATCTTGATGTCTGCGTCCATGGGGATCACCTCACTTTTGTTCGTGTTTCTGAACTTTCTCAGTAAAAAAATATTCGGGGATTTCCCCTCGAGAAAAGCCTAAGACATCAGCCGATCGAAACATTTCCTGCTGTGAAAACTCAAGCTGATTGTTTAATCGTTGACTCACCGACACTCTTCCTAAGCCGATTGCGTCTGCAAAGGCATCCTGCGTTCCGAAAACTTCTTTAATTCTCCCTCGCAGGCGAGCATAATCGAAAACTGGGTCCTTCATTGTATTCACCTCCTGTTCGCGTTTCTGAACTAATTGTAGCATGTTCCTCCGCCAGCTGTCAATACCATTTGTTCTCTTTTCTGAATTTATTTTTGTCTGTGTCGTTTTCTTGTTGCGTTTTCTGAACATTCATGATATATTTATACCAAGGAGTTAGGAGGGAGCTAAATGGATACTATTGCAAGCAGACTTCGAACGGCGCTTGAAATGCGAGGCATGAAGCAGGCTGAACTGGTTGAGCTAACAGGTATCGGTAAATCATCTATCAGCACTTATCTACGAGGATCATATATTCCCAAGCAAAAGAACATCTATAAGATGGCTAAAGCATTAAACGTCAATGAAGCCTGGCTTATGGGTGAGGATGTAGATCCGACTCGGCAGAATGCTTACTCGGAACCATCTGACAGCTCGCTCGTCACGATTCACTACGCCGGACCTGTGGCAGCGCACTTCAACGCAACACCCGATGACGCCTACGAGCAGCGCACCATCCCTGCCGAGTGGATTGGGCGGCGCAGACCTGAAGATTTCTTTCTGGCCACGGTCAGCGGCGACAGTATGTATCCGCAGTTCCAGGACGGCGATGAAATCCTGTGCCTGCGATGCAGCGACATGGGCATTTCCGGCCGGATCGGCATTATGCTGCTGGGCGGCGATGAGGCCACTGTCAAGCGTATCGAATATAAGCCAGGCGAGGATTGGATTGATCTCATTCCCATCAACCCGGAATTCAAGCCGAGGCGTATCGAAGGTGTAGACCTGGAACAGTGCCGCGTTGTCGGCCGTGTTATCAAAGTCATTCGCACGGTTGATCAGATTTGATACGCAGATACAGGAGTTACAACGATGCAAAAACTGAAAACACCTCGCGCATCTGAGCCAAACAAGCCCGGCTGCTTGAAATATGGTGCAACGGTATTCTGTGCCTTAGGTGCTTCTATCTATCTCATCATTGCTTTGACAGGATATGGTTTGACCGATACAAGCGTCCGCCCTCTTCTTTTTGTCCTATCCGGAATTATGATAGCCGTTATCATAATCATATGGCGTCCACGGTCAAAGAAAGCAGCCGAACATCAAACTATATACGAAGCACCGCCATCTGACGAAATATCCGAAGATTTGTTTCCACTCAAAGCACTTGAAGATGACAGTGCCGAACCACCCGTCTCATACATTTCCAATGGCCGAACGACCTGGCGTGCAGACGGGCAAGAGCTTACTGATGAAGATGTTGCGTATCTGCGTCAATCCAGTTGGGAAAAAGCACGCCAATACTACGAAAACAGTCCTAATCCGAAATTTCATCGCAGCTTTGAGGAAAACATGGCTATAGGTCGATTTTACGCAGCCAATGAAGAATATATTCGCCAATTAGAGAACGACATATGGCTGCCGCATTTATATGACTTCAACAGTCTTGATGACGCAATTCTCCATGCTCAAAAAGCTCTGATTTCTGCACAGCAGCTTGCGGAGTATTGCTCAAAGACCTCTATCGGGCAACGATATTTTGAAGATATGTGGCTCCATGCCCACAATAGTCGGTATCCCAATTTCAGTATCATAGACAAAATCAAAGAGCGCTATCAAGATCTAACTCTGAACTACGAGGAACGCAAACATGACTTCGCTGTTCATCAAAAGCGACAGGCATTCTTGCAGATCGCTGACGACGAGGTGCTGAAGGTTATTCAGGACAATCCTGCTATCCTGCAGAAGGATCTGCACAAGCAGTTCGATCCCGACCTAAAGCCGACGATCGGTACTGCTGTCAGTCATTTAGTCAAGGCAGATAAGATCACTCGCATAAAGCACGGCAGCACCTACGAGCTATATCCAAAGTAAAAAGCTTATTATATCATCTATTATTAAACTGGTCGATTTCGGCCATGTTAAAGCCTGCAAGTAAAAAATCCCGCCCACCGGCGGCAACCGGCGAGCGGGACATGAGGTACTGACAAATCGCGAAACCTATCAGTACCTCTATTTTATCACACCTTCATGCGATAAGAAAGGGGTTTTATTGTTATGCCAAGAAAAAAGCCAACACGCAGGGACAAACGGTTCGAGTACAAGATCACCGTCGGCCGCAATATCCACGGCAAGCCGCTGCGCAAGTCCTTTTACAGCACGGTGAGTCTGTCCGATGCGAAGAAGAAAGCCGAGGAGTTCCGCGTAGCCTCCGAGGTGTCGGCGCGTACCGGAGAGGCCTTTGTGCCCTCCACCGGCCGCTTTGCTCCCTGGGCGCGGAAATGGCTGCTGTCCTATAAGCAGCCGTTTGTTGAGGAAGATACATACAAGCTGACCTATGTCAGCCTCGTCGAGGGCCACCTGATCCCCTACTTTGGAAATGCCCTCCTATCCGATATTCGTCCGGTAGACATACAGGCGTATTTCGCCACTAAGACAGCGTGCTCGGAAAGCCGGTTGAAGAAAATGCGGTCAATTCTCAACGCAATCTTTGAATGTGCGATTGAGAACGATCTCTGCTATAAGAACCCTGCCAAGCACTGCACCTACCGCAGCACCGCTCAGAAGCATATCAAGCACGTTCTCAGCGATGAGCAGATGGAAACGGTCAAAGCCTATACCGCAGATCGTATGCCCGAGGTCGTGCTCCTGCTGGAAACCGGCCTGCGCCGTGGTGAACTGGTTGGCCTTATGTGGTCGGATATTGATTTGAACGAAAGGACACTTCGCGTGCAGCGCTCTATGATCGTGCGGAACGGGACGGTCGTTGCCAATCCGCCAAAGTGGAAAAGCTACCGTACCCTGCCGTTAAGCGAGGAGGCTGTCCAGCTGATCCGCTCGCTGCCGAAGGAATCTCTGTATCTGTTTCCGAACGAGGACGGCAAGCCCTATTGCCCGAACACATGGTCGCAGAAGCTCAAACGCCTTATGCGAAAGCTGCACAATGAGCATAACGAAGTGCCGGTTGTGACAGCACACGAACTGCGGCACACCTATGGTACTTATCTCCGGCGGCATGGTGCAGACATCTACACCATCCAAAAATTACTTGGTCATAAGGACATCAACGTCACCGCCGAAATCTACGTTCACAACGAAATCGACACGCTGCGCAACGTGCTGACTTCGATCAATCCGACAGACGAAAAACAAGCCAAAACCGCCGAATCTTCCTGACGACAAATTGACGACACCAAGGTGTAACGGATTGAAAGAAATCGCAGATTTCCCGTCCTCAATACTCCGAACTATTTTCTGCATTTCATCTCAAATATTACGAAAAACACAGATAAATCATCACTTTTGCATATCCGAACTACGCACTACGGTTGACAGATTTGAAAACAAATATATAAGCTTCAGGTGCTAGTGTTCGCAAGGACGTGGGGGTTCAAGTCCCCCCATCCGCACCAAGTTAAAGAGCTTCAAACTTACGTTTGAAGCTCTTTTTCTATACTTTTTGCGGTGTTTAGTTTTGTGATGTAATTTGTGAAAAACCGGTGTCTACCACAAGTGTCTACCAAAATCGCAGCGCTTCATTTTAGTGCTGATTTTAGTGCAGGTTCAGCACCTTCTTAACGAGTTTTAGGATGACCGGATATCGTTTCAGAACATATGCTACCGATCGGCAGCAAAAGCACAATTTCCGCATCACCAAAAGAGCTGAAACCCGAAAGCTTCAGTTCTTTCCCACATTTTCAATTTCCCCTGCCGCCTCTACCTTCATGCGCGAATACCCAATCGGCATATTTAACGGTACGCTTGCGCGAATCGAGCAGTATACACCATTTGCGGTCTGCAGCAGCACGCGATCGCCCTTAGAGAGATTCGGCAGCCAGCCTGCGTCCTGCTGCGCTGTCTCGTTGTAAATGCCCAGATTGTATTTGCTGCCCGGTATCGTCACCGCAAACGCACTGACCGTCTCACCGTTTCCCAGAAAACTGTAAAACGGCTTGTACTTCACATCTTGCGTCAAATACACATTCCGGTAATAGCCGCTGATCGAATGCGAACCGACATCAGCCACCTCAGCCAGTGCCGTACTCGATACCGAAGCCGCTTGCTTCGGCACTGTCCATCCGGGATACAGCGCCGAGAACTCCGGTACCGGCTCTACTGTGCCGTCGCTGTGCTGAATGGCTGCCGCACCGTTCACCGTCCACGCTTGACTGCCGTAAATGGCCTTCTCGCGTGCGGCTTCTGTGCCGGTATTCGCCGCACCGGCGCTCATCATCAGCGCAGAGACCGCCATGCAGCCTGCCAGCGCGGCGCTCAGTATTTTTCGAAATCCGTTCATCAT